GGCCTATAGGGAGCAGCAGCACCCATGGGCTTTTTCAATAGTGGCGCGGCCCGGGGCGGTGCGCCGGGTGCGCCATGGGAGACGTGACGGAGTTCCGGTCTGCACTGCGGCTGAGCATCAGCCAGGTGGCCGCCGAGTTCGGTATGAGCCGCAACACGGTGGCCCGACGGATCGAGCAGCTGGGCATTCGGCCGGACGGCCGGCGGGGCGGGTATCCGGTCTACCGGATGCGCGATCTGGTGCCGGTGGTGCAGGGCGAGCTGCCCGGTGGCTTGGGTGAGGGTTTCGACCCTTCCCGGCTGCCGCCGACCGAGCGCCGCGCCTGGTACCAGTCGGAGAACGAGCGCCTCAAGGCCGAGGCAGACAGCGGCCGGCTGATCCCGGCGGCCGAGGTCGAGGCCGAGATGGCCGAGATGGCGAAGACCGTGGTGCGGGCACTGGAGACGCTCCCAGACCGGGTCGAGCGTGACTTGCGGGTGACGCCCGAGGTGGTCGAGTACCTGCAGGGCGAAGTGCATCGCCTGCGGGTCGAGCTGTGCGACCGGGTGATGGAGGCCGAGGTCGACGACGAGGAAGACGGTGTACGCCAGCGCGGCTGAGATCCGGCGCGGCGTCGCCGAAAGCCTGCGGCCGCCGGAGCGCATCACCGTCAGCGAGGGCATCGCCAGGACGCTGGTCACCGCGACCGGGCCCTACGACCCGGGCCTGACGCCCTACATGGCCGAGCCGGCGAACATGCTGGACTCGCGCCGGTACCGGACGGTGGTGTTCATCGGACCGGCGCGCACCGGCAAGACGGTCACGCTGATCGACGGATGGATCGCCCGGAACGTGCGCTACGCGCCGGGCGACATGCTGGTGGTGCAGGCGAGCCAGGACCTCGCCAGGTACTACAGCAAGGTGCGCATCAAGCGCGCCATCGAGGCATCGCCGGAGGTTCGGGCGCGGCTGTCGCCGAGGCGGCAGGACGACAACACCTACGACAAGGTGTTCGCCAACGGCATGGTGCTGGCCCTGGGCTGGCCTTCCGGCGCGCAGCTGTCCGGCCGCGACTTCCGCTACGTCGCCATCACCGAGTACGACGCCAGCGCGGACGACATCGAAGGCGAGGGCAGCCTCTACGCCCTGGGCAGCAAGCGCGCCGAGACGTACATGAGCGCCGGCAAGACCTTGGTCGAGACCTCGATCAGGCGGGTCTACACCGACGCGAAGTGGCGTGCGCCGCCCGAGTGGCCGCACATGGCGCCGCCGGCCAGCGGCGCGACGATGCTCTACAACATCGGGACGCGCTGCTGGTACTACTGGCGTTGCCTGAGCTGCGGGGAGTGGATGGCCCTGCATCCGGACATCCACCAGATGTTCGACCTACCCCCCCTGGTGGAGCTGGTCGAGCAGATGGAGGGCGCCGACCCGGCGCAGTGGGCCGGCGACATGGCTGTGCTGGCCTGCAAGCACTGCGGCACCCAGGTGCAGGAGCGCCATAAGCGCCAGTTGAACAACGACGGCATCTGGGTGCCGGACGGGTGCACGGTCAGCGGCGATCGTGAGATCGAAGGCGAGCCGCGTCAGACCGACGTGGCCAGCTTCCAGCTTTCCTCGATCGCGGCCGCCTACGGCAGCTGGCGCAAGGTGCTCGAGAAGTACGCCACGGCCATCCTGGAGTACCGGCGCACCGGCGACGACACCGAGATCAAGTCGACGGTCAACCTGGACCAGGGCCGGGCCTACCTGCCGCTTTCGGTGAGCCGCGGCGAGCGCGGTCCGGCCGAGCTGCAGGCCCGGGCGGAACGATGGGAGAAGGGCTTGGTTCCTGCCGGCGTGCGCTTCCTGACCGCCGCGGTGGACATCCAGGCCGGCCGGTTCGTGGTGCAGGTCGAGGGCTGGGGCGTCGGGCTGGAGCGCTGGTACGTCGACCGGTACAGCCTGCGCAGCAGTGTGCGGCCGGACGAGTCCGGCGAGGTCCTGCCGCTCAACCCGGCGGCCTACCTCGAGGACTGGGACGTCCTGATCGACAAGGTGATCACCCGCCGGTACGAGCTGGCGGACGGCTCCCGGCGCACCATGCCGGTGCTGTTCGTCACCATCGACTCGGGCGGTGAGGACGGCGTGACCCAGAACGCCTACGCCTTCTGGCGGACGCTGCGGTCGCGCGGGTTGCATCACCGGGTGCGCCTGGTGAAGGGCACCGACGTCGACCCCAGCAAGCCGCTGATCAGGACGGTCTACCCGGACACCACGAAGCGCAAGGACCGCAACTCCGGCAGCCAGGGCGACGTGCCGCTGGTGCTGCTCAACGCGACCTTGCTCAAGGACGGCCTGGCGGCGAACCTGTCGCGGCCTGACCACGGCCCGGGCTACGTGCACTTCCCGGACTGGCTGCCCGGCAGCTGGTTCGCCGAGCTGACCGCGGAGACCCGCGGGGCGAAGCGCTGGGAGTGCCCGAAGGGCGTGCGCAACGAGGCCTGGGACCTGTCGGTCTACAACCGCGTCGCCGCGATCCTGATGAAGGCGGACCGGATCGACTGGACCCGGCCGCCGGGCTGGGCCGAGGACTGGCCCACGAACACCGAGCTGCTCGCCGGGGACGACCCCGCCGGTGCAGCGCCCGCGATCCCCAGGCCCGCGCCGCGGCGAAAGCTGCGCCGGGTCGCCAGCAGCTACATGAGCCGATGAGCGACCCGATCGAACTGGCCAGGCTTCGCGAGAAGCTCCGCGACCTCGAGGACCTGCGCGACAGCGGCCTGCTGATCCAGCAGAAGGACGGCCGCCGTCTGCAGTTCCAGTCCGGCGAGCACCTGCGGGCGGCGATCGCCGACCTGAAGCGCGACATCGAGCGTGCGTCCGGCAACCGCCGGCGCCGGACCATCCGGATCTACGAGAAGGGCACGGGGCTGACCTGATGAGCGACGGCTTCCGCGTGCCGGCCGGCGAGGCCCTGCCGTACACGGCCGCCGGCCAGGGACGCCGCCTGCGCATCTGGCGGACGCCGAACAGCGGGCCGAATGCGAGCCTCAGCGGCCTGGGCATCGTGCGATCGCGGGCGCGCTCTGCCGCCCGCAACGATCCCTGGGCCGGCGCCGCGCTCGACAAGAGCGTCGCCAACGGCATCGGCGTCGGCATCCAGGCCAAGCCACTGGGCGGCACGGACGCCGAGCGCGCTGACCTCAAGGCGCTGTGGCGCCAGTCGCTGGGCGAGCTGGACGCGGACGGCGTGCTGGACCTGTACGGCCTGCAGGCACTGGCCTGGCGGGAGTGGCGCGAGGCCGGCGAGGTGTTCGCCCGGATCCGCTACCGCCGCCAGTCCGACGGGCTGCGCGTGCCGGTGCAGGTCCAGCTCATCGAAGCCGAGCAGTGCCCGCACGACCACTACGCCCAGGCGCCGAACGGCAACCAGATCCGCGCCGGCGTCGAGTTCGACCGCATCGGCCGGCGCACCGCCTACTGGATGTACCGCGCCCACCCGGGCGAGATCTACACCGGCATCGTCAACGCCGCCGAGCTGGTGCGCATCCCGGCCGAGGAGGTGATCCACCTCTACCGGCCGCTGCGCGCCGGGCAGATCCGCGGCGTGCCCGATGCCGCCGCGGTGCTTGTGCGGATGTTCCAGCTCGACCGCCTCGACGACAAGGTCCTCGAGCGGCAGAACATCGCCAACCTGTTCACCGGCTGGTACGTGAGCAAGTCGGAGGCCAGCGACGACGCCGGCGTCACCGCGGGCATGGTCACCGAGGAGGACGAGGACGGCACGCCCCTGGCCGGCATGGAGCCGGGCACCATGCAGGAGCTGCCGCCCGGCGTCGAACCGAAGTTCTCGAACCCGCCGGGGCCGGGCGACACCTACGCCGAGTTCGTGCGCGGCCACCTGATGGCGATCGCAGCGCGGCACGGCGTCCCCTACGAGGTGCTCACCGGCGACCTGCGCGACGTCAGCGACCGATCGCTTCGGCTGATCCTGAACGAGTTCCGCCGGGCCATCGAGATGGACCAGTGGCTCTACATGATCCCGATGTTCTGCACCCGGGTCCGCGCCGCCTGGCTCGACCAGGCCGTGCTGTCCGGGGCGATCCAGCTGCCCGGCTACGCCGAGCGGCGCGCCGAACTCACCGACACGCTCTGGGTGCCGCAGGGCTGGCCGTACAGCCACCCGGTGCAGGACGTGGACGCCGACATCAAGGCGATCCGCTCCGGCCTCACCAGCCGCGGCGACGTGGTCATGAGCAACGGCGACGACGTCGAGGAGATCGACGCCGAGCAGGCCGAGGACAACGCCCGGGCCGACCGCCTGGGCCTGGTCTACGACAGCGACGGCCGCCGCAAGCGCGGCGAGGGCGCGCAGGACAAGGCGGCGCCCACCAGCGACGCCACTCCCACCAACGACAAGGGCAGCTGACATGGCAAACCCCCTGAACATCCTGGGGCGCATGCTCCGGCGCAACACCTCGTCCAGCGCCGTGCTCGCGGCCCTGAGCGCCCAGGCCATCGGCCAGCCGCTGATGGTGGAGCCGGGGATGGGCGAGCGCCTGATCGGCGCCTACCTCGCCGGCAGCGTCGACGCGCCGGATCCGGTGATGGCAGAGCCCACCGGCCAGAAGCCGGCCGCGCAGCGCGTCGCCGTGCTCAACATCACCGGCGCGCTGGTCGACCGTCCCCAGCCTGGCCTGTGCGACCCGGGCCCGGTCAGCTACGAGGAGATCCGGCAGGCCTTCGATGCCAGCCTGGCCGACGACAGCGTCAGCGCCATCGTCTTCCGGATGCGAAGCCCCGGCGGCATGGTCTCCGGGTGCTTCGATCTGTCGGACCACGTCTTCGCCAGCCGAGGCCGGAAGCCGATCATCGCGGTGGCCGACGACTACGCCTACAGCGCCTGCTACGCGCTCGCCGCCGCCTGCGACGAGCTGTGGGTCAGCCGCACCGGCGGCGTCGGCTCGGTCGGCGTGGTGGCCTTCCACTTCGACCAGTCGGGCTACGACGCGAAGCTGGGCGTCAAGGTGACGCCGATCTTCGCCGGCGACCGCAAGGTCGACTTCAGCCCGCATGCGCCGCTCAGCGAGCAGGCCATGGCCAGGGAACAGGCGGTGATCGACGACCTCTACGGCATGTTCGTGGCGGCCGTGGCCCGCTACCGCGACATGGAGCCGGAGGCCGTCCGCGCCACCCAGGCCCTGACCTACCACGGCCAGAAGGCCATCGACGCCGGCATGGCCGACCGCCTGGGAAGCTTCCNNGCAGCGTGCCGCCCGCGAGGCGGCCGCCGCCGAGGCGCAGCGTGTCCAGGCCGAGGAGGCCGCCCGCGCCAGCCGCGGCGCCGCCGCAGTGGCAGTGGCGGCGGCCGGCCTGCCCGGCGACCTGGCGGCGGCCCTGCTCGACCCCAAGACCGACCTCCGGGCCGAGTCGGTGGAGGAGCGGATCGCCCACGCCCGCGCCGTCGTCGACCTGTGCGTCGCCGCCGGCGACCGCAGCCTGGCCCACGACTACATCGTCAAGCACACCAGCATCGAGGCCGCGCGCCGCGAGCTGATGGAGGCGAAGTCGGCCGGCGCGCCGGAGCTGCAGACCACCATCCCCGCCCGGTCCTCGGGCACCGAGGCCTCCGGTCAGTGGGCCACCACCATCGCGAAGTTCGGAGGTAAGTGACATGACCGTCAAGACGGAAACCCCGCACGCTGGCGCCTTCCTGGTCAGCGAGCCCGACACCAACATCAGCCGCAAGGCCGGCACGCTCGGCAGCGGCAACTGCCAGGCGGGCACCGTTCTCGGCCAGCTCACCAGCGGCGGCAACTACGTGCCGCTGCTGCCTGGTGCCGATACCGGCGCGCAGATTGCGGCCGCCATCCTGTTTGCCCCGGTCGACGCCAGCGGCGGCGCGAAGCCGTGCCTGGTCGTCCATCGCCTCGCCGCGGTCAACCGGGCCGAGCTGGTCTGGCCCCCGGGCATCAGCGAGAACGACCTCAATGCGGCGATCGCGGCCCTGGAGGCCAAGAACATCGCCCTGCTGCCCGCCGACGCGCCGCTGGCCACCGTGTCGCCGACCCGCCTGGTCTTCCAGACCGTGCCGGCCGGTGGCGAGGAGGCGACCAACATCGGCCAGGTCGTGGTCCGCGTCGAGAACGCCGAGGGCATGCTGATGACCGGCGACAACGCGACCTCCGTCGCGCTGGCCAAGGTCACCGGCTCCGGCACCCTGACCGTCACCGGCGGCACGCCGCAGACCGCGGTCAACGGCATCGTCACCTTCGCCGGCATCACGTTCAGCGCAGACGACACCTACACCATCACCGCCACGGCGTCCGGCCTCACTGCCGCCGTCAGCGGCCCGATCGTCGTCACCGCAGCCGAGTAACGCCGGCAACCGAAGTCGCCCGACAGGGCATCCCGGGCCCCGCCTTCTGGCGGGGCTTTTCGTTCACGGCTGCGCGTCGCGTGGCCATCGCTGAAAGGATCCAACCATGGCCACCATGGACGTTTTCACGGGCGACGCGTTCAGCTCGATCGAGCTCACCACCGCCCTCGAGCGTGTTCCGTTCCAGCCGTCGTGGCTGGGTTCCCTCAACATCTTCGAGCCGCGCCCGGTTCGGACCGAGACCGTTGCGGTCGAGCGCCGTGGCAACACGCTGGCCCTGGTGCAGACCAGCCAGCGTGGCGCGCCGCTCCCCCAAGCGACCAAGGATCTGCGCGACATCCGGGATTTCCGGACCGTTCGCGTTGCCAAGGGTGACCGCATCAACGCCTCCGAGATCCAGAACATCCGCCAGTTCGGTTCGGAGTCGGAGCTGCAGCAGGTGCAGGCCGAGGTCATGCGCCGCATGATCAAGGTCCGGCGCGACGTCGAGCTGACCCACGAGAACATGCGCCTCGGCGCGGTCTCGGGTGTCGTCCTGGATGCCGACGGCAGCACGATCCGCAACTGGTTCAGCGAGTTCGGCATCAACGCGCCGACCGAGTCGTCCTGGGCCCTCGCCAGTAAGGACACCGACATCCGGACCAAGTGCCACCAGATCACTCGGCAAATGGCCAAGCTGTCCGAGGGCGCGTTCCTGCCGACCACCCAGGTGTATGCCCTTGCGGGCGACAACTTCTATGACGCCCTCACCAATCATCCGGACGTCAAGCAGACCTACCTGAACTGGCAGGCAGCGGCGGAACTGCGTGGAAACCTCGCTTTCGGCCAGTTCGAGTTCGGCGGAATCCGCTGGGTGAACTACCGCGGCACCGACGACGGTGCGGTGGGCGTCTCGCCGAACAGCGCCCGCTTCTTCCCCGTCGGCGCCCCCGGCGTGTTCGAAGTGGCGCAGTCGCCCGGCGAGTCGTTCGAGTGGGTCAACCAGCTGGGCCGCGACATGTACGCGGTGATCGTCCCGGACCGCGACCGCAACATGTTTGTGGACGTCGAGGTGTACAGCTACCCGCTGCACATCTGCACCCGCCCGCAAATGCTGCTGCGCGGCAAGGTCTGAGCCGAGGCCGGCCCCGGGCGACCGGGGCCGGCGCATCCGCATGACCAACAGCTTCCTGGCCCGCTTCGAGGCGCTGGCCCATGCCCGCTTTCGGCGGCATGGGCTGGCCGACGAGGCGGTGTACCGCCCGGCGTCTGGCCCCGGCATCCCCTGCGGGGTCTACGTCGAACGCGCCGCCGGCCGCACCGGCGACGTCGGCCAGGTGGTGTTCGACACCACCACGGTGGAGATCCTCCGCGCCGACGTGCCGGCACCGGCGCGTCACGCGCGCATCGACCTGGCCAGCGGCGAGTCCCTCCGGCTGGAGGAGCTGCAGTCGCAGGACGAGGCCAGCACCGTCTGGGTGGTGGGCAAGGCATGAGCGGCCTGAAGGGCTTCCTGACGGACCTGGCCGCGCACCTGGGCCAGATCACCAAGGAGAACGACTGGCTCACCGACATCGGCGAGCACGTCCTGGTTGGCATCGACCTTCGAGAGCAGGACCACCTGCCCGGCATATCGATCGCCGTTCGAAGCGGCCAGCTCAGCCTCGCGGGCGAGGCCGCCCCGATCACCCGCACGGCCCTCGGGCCCAAGGCGCGCCGGGCCCGCATCGAGCTCGCCGCGGCCATGACCTGTTCCCGCGACGACGCCCAGGGCGCCGTCCTGGACATGCTCGCCGACCTCGAGCGCGCTCTGGCGAAGTGCATCAAGCCGACGCCGGCGCGCATCATCGACGTCACCCCCGAGACCTGGGAAATGGGCGAATGGGAGGCCGGCGGCGACGTCGCCGTGCTCAACCTCAGCGCCCAGGTCGTCTACATCGCCCCCTGATCCGGCCGTCCCGGCCATCCACCAGCCCCGCACCCGCGGGGCTTTTTCATTGAGAGGAACACGACATGGCAGGTCTCATCTGCAGTCTCGACGTGCGCATCGCCTACGTCGACGCGGCCGGGCAGCTGACGGGCGGTGGCTACATCGGCCTGATCAACCCGGTCAACTTCACCTTCGAGCAGCCGGAGCCGGAGCGCATCCAGCGCACCAGCAACCTGCGCGACTCCTTCGGCAACGTCCTGGACGAGGTCGTCCGGCCGAACCCGGCCACCATCACCATGGGCACCGACGAGACCGGCGACAGCCAGGTCATGGCCTGGGCCTTCTCGGGCGAGGTGACCGGCTACACGCAGTCCGGCGCCACCGTGACCGAGGCCACCACCGCGGTCACGAAGGGCCTGTGGACGAAGCTGCCGCACCGGCAGATCAGCTCGCTGGTGGTCCAGCCGGCCGGGGGTGGTACGGCGTATGTGCTGGGCACCGACTACATCGTCGACCTGATCGGCGGCCTGATCCTGCCCACGCAGTCCGGCGCGATCGCGACCGGCAACGTCGATGTGAGCTACACCGCCGCGGCGCTCACCGGCGACACCATCGTCGGCGGCACCGTGCCCAGCATCAGCGTGCGGATCGACGGCGAGGGCCGCAACCTGGCCACGAACGAGCCGATCCACATCGTGGTGCCCCGCGCGGTGCTGGCGGCGTCTGGCGGCCTGCCGCTGATCGGCCAGGAGTTCACCAGCTTCGAGATGGCGGGCTCGCCGATCAAGCTGCCCGGCCTGCCGCTGATCTCCATCAACAAGCCCCGGGCGGCCTGATGGCCCGGCGGCAGCCACCCTCGCCGCCGCCTGGCGGCGAGGTTCGCCTGCTCCGGGAGCACTACCACCGCGGCGAGCTACTGCCCGCCGGCGCGCCGCTCCCGGACGCGCGCCCCGAAACCCTGGAATGGCTGCGCAAGCAGGGCCTCATCTCGCCTGCGCCAGTCGTCCCGGAGTGACCTGCGACCACAGGACCTTGCCCGGCTTCGGCCGGGCCTTTCTGGACCCCCGTCATGGCCAAGGGCGCCCGCGTGGTGATCGACGTCTCCGGCCTTCGCCGGGCGGCCGCCCAGATCCGGGGCGTGCCCGACCGAAAGGTCAAGCAGGCGGTCCAGCGCACGCGCGCCACCCTCGTCCGCAGCCTGCGCGCCGAGACGGCCCGGCAGGTCGCCGAGAAGCAGTTGAACCTGCCAGCCCGCACCATCAGCCCGTACATCCGCGTCGACCAGGGAAGCGCCGGCGGTCTTGACTACGTGGCCGTGACCGCCAGCAACACCCGGCTTCCCCTGCAGGCCTTCCGCCCGAAGGTCAGCAAGACCAGCGGCGTCACCGTCACCACCTGGCTGGACTCCCCGGCCAAGCGCCTGCCGCATGCCTTCGTCCGCCCCGGCAAGGGCGTATGGCAGCGCATCCCGGCCCGCGCCGGCATGTCCAGCGGGCCCAGCGGCCTGGTGCATCGCCTCCCCGTGGTCGCGCGCAAGGGCCCGTCCCTGCGCCGCACCCTGCAGCCCGCCGGCCCCGGCCGCCTGGCTGCGCACCGTCGCGACGACGTGGTCGACGAACTCCTGAGCTTCGGCCGCAACGTCCTCTCCCGCGAGATCGAGCGCCAGTTGGCGCTGTGACCGAGTAGCGCATGGCCCGATCCTTCGAGGAAGTCCTTCGCATCGCCCTCCAGACGGCGGGCGAGGAGGATGTCCGCAAGCTCGCCGAAACCCTGGAGGGCCTCGGCGATGTCGGGGCGCAGTTGCGCGACCGGCTGTCGGTCCTGTTCGACGAACTGTCCCGCACCGAAGAGCTCCGCGGCGCCGCCGCCGACTACGAGCGCCTGGCCGCTGCCCAGGAGCACCTGGCTTCCGCGGTCGACCGCGCCGGCCTGCGCCTGCGCCTGGCCACCCAGCAGGAGGCCGCCGCCGCCCAGGCAGTGGACGAGCGCCGCCAGGCCCTGGAGCGCGCCAAGGCCGCCCAGGCCGACTATGCCGCGAGCGGTGAGCGCTCCGTCCAGACCGAGAAGCAGCTCGGCGAGGCGGTGCGCGCCGCCTCCCGCGAGGTCGCTGCAGCGGAGGCCGCCTGGAAGCAGAGCGGCCGGACGCTAAAGGAGGCCGGTACCGACTACGAGCGGGCCGCCGAGGCGCAGAACCGCCTGCAGCAGCGCCTGGCGCCGCTGGCCGAGCGCATCGAGCAGGCCGGGCTGAGCACCAAGGACCTCGCGACCGCCCAGGCCGAGCTTGCCCAGCGCAGCACGAACCTCGCCGCCCAGCTCGGCGACGTCGGCCAGGCCGCGCTCGAATCCGCCCGGGCGGAAGGCGAGTTCGCCGAGACCGCCCAGGAGAGCGCCGACCGCATCCGGGACATGGTGGCGGCTTCGCTTGAGCGGGTCGACGCCGAGCGCCGTGCGGTCGAGGAGCGTCGCCGCGGCGTCCAGGTCGAGCGCGAGGCGGCCGAGGCCGTCCAGACCACCGCCGAGACCGTCGAGCGCGCCGCCGCCTCACAGGACCGGCTGGGCGCCTCCGCGCGCGCCACCCTGCAGGACCTGCAGGACTACGAGGAGATCCTGCAGCGCGGCGCCGGCAGCGCCGAGGAACTGGCCGACCAGGAAGAGCGGCTCGACCGGCTGCGTGCCTCCGGCGCGATCTCGGTCGAGGAGTACAACGCCGCCCTCGACAAGCTGACGAAGGACGAAGAGGCGCTGGCCAAGGCCGCCGAGCGCGCCGCGAAGGAGCAGGAGAAACTCGCCCGCGAGAACCGCGGCGTCGGCCAGTCCGCCGGCGAGGCCACAGGCCCGGTCGACCGCCTCCAAAGCACGATCCGCCGCCTGATCGCCGGCGCGGCCGGGTTCCTGACGCTGCGCAAGCTCAAGGACACCCTGGTCGACATCCTGACCACGGGCGACCGGTTCGATCGCCTGGGCCAGCAGCTCGGCGTGGTGTTCGGCGGCTTCGAGGCCGGCCAGGCCGCGCTCGGCCGCTTCCGGGAGATCGCCCGGGACGTCCCGAACTCGCTGGAGGAGGTCGTCCAGGCCGGCATCCGGCTCAAGACCCTGGGCCTCGACCCGCTCGACGGCAGCCTCGAGGCCGTCCTGAACCAGACCGCCGCCCTCGGCGGCGAGCAGGAGACGCTGCGCCGGATCAGCCTGGCGCTGGGCCAGGCCTGGGCGAAGCAGAAGCTCCAGGCGCAGGAGATCAACCAGCTGGTCGAGGCCGGCGTGCCGGTCTACGAGCTGCTGGCGCAGGCCACCGGCAAGAACGTGGCGCAGGTGCGCCAGCTGGCCGCCGAGGGGAAGCTGGGCGCCAACGCCGTCCGGGACCTGATCGGGGCCATGGCCGAGGCGAACGAGGGGGCAGCGAAGCAAGGGGCGAACACCCTTTCGGCGCTATGGACGAAGCTCAAGGACGTCGTGGTCGAGGCCTACGACAAGATCGCCGATGCCGGTGCGCTCGAATCCGTCAAGCAGGTAATCCGCGACGTCCGGGACCGAATCGAGGAGCTGTCCGCCCGCGGCGACCTGACTCGATGGGCCGAGAGCATCGGTGCCGCCATCACTTCGACCGTTGGGTTCCTCCGCACTGCCGCGGACGCGTTCCTCAGCCTGGCCACCACCGTGGTGGGTGTCGTCGACCGGATCCGGAACAGTTTCCTGGCTGAGGCCATTGGCGAGGTGGCCTCGGCCGTTGGCCGCATGGCCGGGTTCGTCGGGCAGGGCTTGAGCGGGCTCAACAGCCTGGTGCAGCGCCTCCTGGGGATCAAGCAGCCCGCCGAGGAAGCGGCCACCGCACTCGATGACGTGAACCGCGCCCTGGCGGACCTCGAGAAGATCAACACCGCCAACGCAGAGCGCAGCATCGAGGCAGGAGAGGCAGCGCTGCAGCACGCGGAGGCGGCACTGGCCGAGGCCGACGCGCTGCTGGAACTGAATCGAGCCGAGCTGCTGGCCGAGGAGACCCGGCTGGGCGCGCTCACCACGACGCGCGACCTGACCCGCGCAGAGAAGGCGCGCCTGACCGAGCTCCAGAGCGCAGTGGCAGCACAGGAGGACTCGGTCCGCGCATTGGAAGCCGGCACGACTGCCCTGCAAGCGAACCTCTCCATGCTGCGCCAGCAGCGCCAGGCGGCTGCCGACGTCGCGCGCGAGCTGGAGCAGCAAGAGGCGAAGGCCCGACGGCTCAGCGACGCCTACGAGGAGCTGGGCATCAAGACCCGGCAGTCGCTCGATGAGGCTGCCGACCGGGCCCGTGAGAACTTCGAGGTCATCGAGAACGCCGCCCGTCGCGGCGAGGCTTCCTGGGACGACGCGCGCGCGGCATTCCAGCGCTACGCCCAGGCGGCGCGCACCGCGGTGCAGAACAGCACCGACGCCGCCCGGGCGCAGGTCGAGGCCAACCTGGCGGCGAAGCAGTCGATCCTCGCCCTCAGCGAGGCGCAGCGCGGCGCCGGCGAGTCGGCCCGCGAGGCCCTACAGCAGCAGCTCGGTGCCCTGGAGGCGACCCGCGGCGCCGCCGCGGCGACCGCCGAGGTCCTGGCGCGTCAATTGAACGGCGCGATCGCGCAGCAGAGCGACAACATCGGCGCGCTCCGCGAGGAGCTTCAGCAGCTCGACGCGTTCATCCGGGCGCTCAACGGCCAGATCGACGAGGTCCGCAACCGCCTGCGCGGCGCCGGCCAGCAGGGTCAGGGCGCTGGCCAGCAGATCTCCCAGGGCATGAAGCAGGGTGCCGATGCGGCCGGCCAGATGGCGGGCGCGGCCGATCGCGCGGGCCAGGCCGGCCTGAGCCTGGCCGACATCTACAAGGCGGTCCGCAGCGAGTTCGAGCAGCTGTCAGAGGGGGCAACACAGCTCTTCGACGCCACGGCCGCCCAGCGCTTCAAGACCCTCACCGGCAGCGTGGACGACTTCTTCCGCGCGCTGCGCCAGGCACAGGAGTTCACCAGGCAGCAGGTCGAGCAGGAAAAGATCCTGATCGAGACCCAGATCAGGGGCTACGAGAATCTGACCGAGGCCCGGATCCGCTCGATGCTGGAGACCGGGCGCACGGCCGAAGGGCTCGAGCGCGCTGCCGCGCGCGTGGAGCAGACGTTCAAGCTCATGGGCGAGGAGGACCTCTCCC